TGTCAACCCCCCTTTTATTCTCAATGATTTCAAGTGTTTACACACATCACATTTCTCATCATATAACTCACTGAGAAGTAGTGATTCGGGTGGCGTTTAAGATGATGAGAGAGAGGAGCCACCCGAACCAAACTGTTATCTAAAGATACTCAGGGCCAGTCCATTGGATTTGAAAGTTACCCTCAAGGACATTACCACGAGCGGCATTACGAGCAGGAGCATTAAACCCTGCTGCTTTTAGTAAGTCGCCTTTTTTGAATTTTTTGTCTTTGTCTGTGTTTACAACGAAACCCCAAACTTGACCACCTTTTTTTTGAAGAATCTTTGTATACTTAGGGCCATTTTTAATAACCCAACCTTCTGCAAATTCTTCGTTCATTTTGACACGAACTTCTGTTTCTGGTTTCATCCACTGACCGTAATCGTGGATTGCAGCGGCAATCATATTCTGAACACCTTCTTCGATATTGTCAAACTGTTTCATAATTTTAATAGTCATCTCTAAACCTCTTGTTTCAACTCATCTTACTTATATACAATACCATAGAATTATAGCAATGTCAAGAGTTTATTTCACTTTTTTTAAAGTTTTTTCAACTTTTTTTTCGTCTTTTTCTTCTTGTTTTTTTAAGTCATAGGCAGATTGTTGTCTCCGCCTATGACTCATTATAGTCTTTTGAATTGGTGTAACTCTAGTTACCACTTGCTGAACCACCACTAGATGGGTATTCATCAAATACATAGTTCTCATCCCAATTGAAAGCTTCTCGTACTACGTTTGCAGATAGACCTTTATAGTGTTGATGTAACTTTTTATCCTTTGCGGCAACCAATAGTTTTGCTTCATTCTCATGCAAACCCTCTAACATCTGGAAAAACATATTTTCCTTTTGTACTTGTCTGGTGCGATTGTCTGCACCCTCAATAAAGTGCCAGAGTTTCTTTGCTTCCATTGCAAGGACAGTATGATTTGTACCCTCTGGTGTATCATTAGGTGTGTAAGGAACTTCACCCTCTGGAAAACACCACACAATCTTAGGATCAAATGCAGCTTTCAATAACATCTTGAGTGAATCTGTTTTGTGTTTTCTTAGGATTTCAATTTTCTTATCTTTAGTCTTTGCTTTAGATACTTTGTCTAGTACTTCAGAAAACAAAGGGGTATAGGTTTGTTCAGGCATTTAAAATTCTCCAATATCATTCATAAGATTTTTCAATCTTGATTGTACAAAATAATTTAATAATTTACTTCTGTTACCAGATGGTGCTTCATTATAGTTTACCATTATCTCAGACTCAAGTTCTTTTGGAATTTTGTCCAAGTTGATAAGCGTATCATTTCTCTGGTAGTTTCTTTTGACTTCATCCTGTAAATCATCAATATCTATATCCAACCAATTCTCAATCTTTTTCTTTCCCAAAGGCCTTTGTCTCATTCCATCGACAAATGTGTTATCAGGCGATAGAACATTAGGTACTCCATCACTAGTATCACCTTTGAGTATGTGTTCTTTTATATAGGTAACTGGATCATGTCCATTTACATACTTCTTGAGAATAGGTGAATATTGTGTGACGTTAGAATATTTCTGTAACTGAATAAAGTCTTTGTCACCAGATACAATCATAATCTTATCATCGTTACAGAAATTTTTACATAGTGTGGCGATAATATCATCTGCCTCTGCACCATATACTTCAAGATACTTGTATGGTAGATTGTCTTTAAACTCTGCCTTAATCTTGTTAAGAACTCCAAAGATTAAATCCCAATCTTTACTGTCTTTCTCTCTACCTTTCCTACGACCAGCTTTGTAGTTAGGAAAGAAGTCACGCCTCCAATAATGTTTGGAGTCATATGTGAGTACAATTTCTCCATACTCTTTATTGAACTGACTACGATACATACGAATTGAATTAAGAATCATATGTCTTACCATGTTCTCATCGGGTTCATCTGTTTTAGTCATATTCAAATGCATCATCAGACTGGCTAATGTGATTTGATTCATATCCATGATAATCATAATAAATTATTTTCTTTCTTGTAAGTATACACTTTTTCTAATTGAGTTAAAACTAACAGTAATTCGTTCACTCGTTTCATTTGGTTCTGTCCAATGAGGCAACCAACTAGGGAACAATATTAGATTACCACTTTTAGATTCAACACTAAGAGGGATGGTATCATACTGTGTGTCTTTTATAGATAGTTTTCTCTTGTCAGGAAAATTAAAAATCAAAGGAGCACTACCTTCTTCTGCATGAGGATAGTATGCACCACTTACCACACTACCTTTAGTATTCGACCAAGAATCAACGTGTTTGTGTTTTTCAACTACACCACCCTTACCTAAAACATTAAACCAACTTGCTGACATAATAGTAGGTTCTAAATCGTCAAACTGTTTTACATATTCGTTGATTGTTAGTTGTATTTCTTTTCGCAAATCTTTTAGTACTGGGTGAAATAAAAACTCTCTGTTTGTATTGTAACTACTTACTCCATTGATTAGTGAATACTTGCCTGTCTCTGAAGTATCAATAACCTCTAGACATAGTTTGTTAAAATCACTAAAGTCAATTTCCCAAATTAAATCTTCTGTATACATTATGCTGTCTTACCACCATCGTCATCATCATCATCTGATGAAAGTTCTGTTAACATTTCTTCTAGGATTTCGTGATCAAAGGATGCAAAGATTTCTTCTGTGGTAGCAGATGCAGTTATCATTAACATATCAATCATGCTTTGCATTGGATGTGGATATCCCAAAGACCTACACACTGTGGCCTTAACTGATTCGTTAAGAAAACCAATGTCTCTAACAAACTCATCACTTTTAATGTCCACACCATTTTCTGCAAGACTATGAATTACAGGGATTACAATAGATTCACAGAGTTCATCTATATAATGCATATCCTCTTGTATTTTTTGAGTCTGAGATTTACTAACAAGTTTGACCCTCTTCCAAGGGCCTTTAACTACGTTACCTACCCCTTCGGAACTATCGTCTGCCATTTAATCCTCTTTTCTTGATGTTCACCATAACAATTATCACACCAATCACCATTTCTCAAATATGTATTACACATACGAATATAACCTTCGTGATTTGCAAGTTCTGCCTCGGCACCCTTGATTTTCCTACGAATGTTACTTCTGGCAATAGACGCCAGTTCCTTCTGTGTCTTAATCCACTTCTTAACCTTATCTGGATGAAGCATATGTTCTTCTGGTAAACCAACCAAAGAATGGTGAATAGATGTATTCTTAGAAGGCCCCTTTGCAGCACGTGCCTTTGCAAGACGTTCTGCTGCAGCAACCTTCTGCTCAGGTGTCATAGGTTTACGCCTCTTACGAGGTTTGGGTTGTACCCATCCATTATTCACAGATGTTTTTGCTTTGATAGGTTTAGTCATCTACTACTCTCCAATTAAATTATCATCATTTATATATCCTACCACAATTTAGTAGCAATGTCAAGAGGTTTTTTAACGATCCCATTTTCCTTGGTCTTTCAAGATGTCAATTTTCTTAAGCCATCTACGCCGACCTGCTGCTCGAGCAAGTCTGCGTTTTTCACTTCTGGTTTGGTGACCAACTCGTTCTCGCATTTCGTTGAAGATGCCTTCTGTCTGCATACGTTTCTTTAGAACACGCATTGCACCATTGATATCATCTCCACGAACTTGAACAGTTAGTCCTGACTTTTCTCTATCTTTTCTCATTGAGCAGTAACAACCTTATTGATTTCAGTTTCAATGTTTGACATTGAGGTGACTTCATCTTCTGTCTTTGATGCGTCTACTTCTTCTTGAAGTTCTTTCCACGCATTGGTAGAACGAATCTTACCATATACTAGACGGTCTTTCATCATACGGTTCATAATAACTTTACGAGCTTCTTCATCTGAATACTCAAGTAGGACAAACGCACGATACTGTGTTCCAGTTGGAAAGATTTCCATCTCTTTTGGATTGTAACCAGCAACATCAACAGATGCAATTACGTTCTTTGTGACCTTTTCAACTTCTGACATGGTGGTTGCAGATACATCATCGTCTGTACCAAGTCGTGTCATAAAGGTTTTCATCATACCATCTAACTTACCATTGATGCGGTCAGCAAGAGTATACTTTGCATTGAGTGTTGCCATGTCAACTGACAACTGCATATCTGGTGATTGAGCAGTACCTACACTGTAGATTGCTTTTTCATCGGTTGGTAGTGTCTTGAACCATTTTGGAACAGTTGAAGTTGCGGCTTCTACCTTTTCCTGTTTGTATTCAATTGATGAGGTATTCAACATTTTTGTTGCATCAGGGTTTGCAGTGCAGGCACCAAGTGCAAGTACACTTCCCAATACTCCAACAGTTACATAATTTAAATTATTCATTACTTCAATCCTTCTAACGATTCAATCGTTTTATCTACTGCACCAGATTCGATAAAGAAATTTAATATCTCTGGCAAAATATTAAACTTCACTAAAACTATACCAATAACTATTCCAATTATTATTTTAATCATTCTTTCCTCTAATATCCAAGAGCTCTGTTACGAATTTGTGTAAAACTAATAGGTCTTGGTCTTTTGACTTTTGTGACATTTGTTACAATAGGTTCTAATACAACTACTGGTTTTGACTGAACACAAACATATTCTGTTACAGAACTAAGGATTACGTTATTTTCATCCATTGTAATTTTTTGAACGTATTTACAATCTTCTGCAAATGCCATGTATGATATAGATATAAAAAATATAACAAACATAAACCCTGCTAATAATTGCAATCCAAATTTATCTATCTTTTTCATTTTACTTTAATCAACTCTTTATCACCATTAACATCTGTTGTAGTTTTGATATATCCCTGATCCTCTAAAATGGTCAGCAATGAATCAACTACAACTTCAACTTGAGATTTTCTGCCCCACCAATAAGTGAGAATACCAAATCCATATGCGATTGCAATTGCAATATAAATATCAACCATAGATAGGATGTCCTACTTGTTCAATATAACCAAACTGTTTGTTTATATACTCTTCAGCATACTGTTTTGCCATTGCACCAAATCCAGGCTGATATTGATTAAACCAGTTGAAGCAATCTTCTAGAACAGTCTCTACTGTTTCTTCTGTATCAAGAACACCTTCATCCATGAAGTATCCATTAACAAAATCTTCAACATCCATTGCAAGGTTTTTCATCTTACCCATTATTTTTTCCTCTCAATCTCATCTTACTTATATACAATACACCATTTTTAAGGTAATGTCAAGTCTTTTTTTCACTTATTTGCAAATTATTTAGGAAATATTCCATATATAAATCTTCATTGAGTATAGAGTAGTTATTGCAATATCCAGCAGTTTTTATGTGTGTACATACCTTCTTGGGTGCGTGTTTATGTACCATCTCTTCCCACCATCCAATAGGTTCTACAGTACAATGTGCATTATCACCATTTGGTAATACTGCTTCGGCTGGACTTGTTGCGATACCAAGAAATACAAATTTATCTGCTCTTGAAAATATCTGGTCAAATGTTTCTGGAATTTGTTCTTTGGGAATATGTTCCATTACATCAAATGAAATCACACCATCAAAAGTACCTTCTGGTAGAGTTTGATATTCTGGAATTGCTGGATCATACAGGGAAGGCAGTATTCCCCAATGTTCATGGTGATTGTATTCTAGATATCCTTCTGCTTTACCACATCCAAAATCTAAAAGACTTTCAGCGTTCCAATCTTGTACTAAATCTACTATATGTTGTAGATAAAATTTTAAACAACCACCATTACCATAATCTGTGTGTTCTATGTGATATTGTTTATACTGTTCAATCCACTCGTTCATGTAGCCTCACAAAGTATTCTGCATCAACCACTACCAAAGGTTTCTGATTGTTACGTTTAATAAAAAGTATTGGTTCGTAATTACCAGAATTACTTTCTGCTTGTTCGTATGACTTCCACACATTAAGTGATTCTTGATTTTTACATTCAATAGAGTATGGAAACTTTTCTCTAGCAGCACGAGCCATGATGAGGTCTTCCCCACCAGCGCCCATACTTCTAGATTCAACATCCTCTGGATGTACTTCAAGTTTCTCAATCAGTTGGTCACGAACCCATTGTTGGAATCGTCTACCCTTTGCTTTTGCTGATTGTGTTTTCATTATTTACCGTTCTTCCACAATCACAAACATCACATCCACACTGACCACATTCGTCTTTGCAATGACATTCGTGATTACAAGTTTTACAACTACTCATCATCGTAATCCTCGTAATCTTCGAGCTCGTCTTCTAGCTCTTCGTTTAGTTCATCCCCACAGAATGGACAGAACTCTACTTTATATAGTCTTCCTGACATATCGTGTTTTATGCGAAACTCTGCGTCACATGATTCACATACGATTAATTTCATGTTACTGGATTTCACAGAAACCAGCGGCACACGCTAATTCTTGTGAACCGACAGTCATGTCTGACATTTCATACTCAGAAAGTTTTGACCAATCAACCTCTTTAGGCATTTTCTGTAACAAAAATTCATACCCTTCTTTATCAGTATCTTGATAAGGTGCTTGTTGGTATGTATGTTCCGAAAATGGTAGGAATGATACACCACTCATCCAATCAAAGTGTTTGTACACCCATGCACCAACTTCCATCCATTCATTATCTTTGACTGAAATAGTCACAGATGGCTTATGCTCACACCAATGTTTCTGATAGGTCAACCACAACTCCAACTGTTCAATAGCAGACATATCTGTTCTGAATACTGCACCCTTGTCTACTTTCATAGGGAAAGAGAACACAGCAGTGTTAGTAGGGTTCATTACATCATCTTCGACAGGGAAACCTTCGTCTGTCATCATCTGTGTAAGGGGGTCTTTCTTGTCACCACGCACTGTACGAATGTAATAAGGATTATGTCTTGCATGAATACCAGATGCAGCATCAACCAACTGTGATACCGTACCAGATGGTTTTACACAGGTAATCGCAGCAGACTGTGGAATACCTAACTTCTCTGCCCACTCCTTGTTTGTCTTGACTGCTTCTGCTTTTAGTTCTTCTAGTAGTGCAGAAATATTTTTATCTTTACCATTCGTTAAACGACAATCCATAATACCAGTAAGAGATACACCAAGCAGTCTTTCTTCTGAACAGTTCTTTTTCCATGCAGACGAAACGTACTTAAAGTTAGTCAATGTTGATTGCAGTGTACCAAGAATAGATGCAATACGAACCTTCTCCAATAGAGTTTCCTTCGTATCGCCTGGCCTTACTACGCACTCTGAAAGATTACAAAATTCTCTATTCCGTAAAATTATCTCACTGCAAGGATTCGTGCCGAACTCATGTCCTTCAACTTCTCTACGACCAGACATCTCTGCCATGCGGTTTGCACTTTCACGATTGAAGATACCACGTTCACCTGACTTTGATTCATAAAGAGCGTTCCACTCACTCATAAAAATACCCATATCTGGTTTTTCTGTGTAACAAGCAGAGTTGTTTGCCAATGCACGTTGTGGATTATCATTCCACCACTGACCCGACTTTGCGTGTCTCATTCGGTCATCAGAGAGGTTTGAGAGACTTATGAGCGCACTTCGTCTTACACCCCCTACTACAACTACCTCTGCAATCTTACAAACAATATCGTGACATTCCAGTGATGACAACTTACGACCAGCAGAGTTTCTAAGAGTAGTAACCGCAAAATTAAACAGTGCTTCTAGTGGAGCAGGCCCAGATGCACGACCACCAAATGTTTTAAGTGGCGCACCAGCAGGACGTACTTTAGATAAATCCCAACGTGGAATCTGACCAATGTATAACATACCCATCAGTTCTTTAAATGCTTTTGCCCAACCCATCTTACTATCTGCGACAGTAATTACAGTATCAGATG